GTCGACACAGTAACAGGGATACTAGACTGTTTAACAGCCTCATTTATTTCACTCACATCGTCTGCCCCTCCCTATAAAATCACATTAAAAAAACCGCTATTAGCGGCATGGTTCACGTGGCATATTAATCATCCAAAATAAAAATAGCCGCCTCAAGGCAGCTATCTTTATACATACTATTTTGCTATTTGAATTGCATGAGTACCAAACGGCCAGCGATAAATAAATGTTTTTTCTAACCAAACAACTGATAACACTGGCAATCCAATGCCAAAAGCTGTTTCGAAAATGATATGTGTTGTTGAATCATATAATCCGACTTTATTCAAAAGCAGTCGAATAGTAACAGTACACAAAACATGTGAAAGATATATAGGCATTGATATGCTTCCTAAGTATTTAAGAGCCGATAAAATATTATACTTCGCAATTTTCATAGAACAACCTATAGTAAAAGCAATCCCCAACAAGGCAATCACAAATTTTATAAATGATGTGTTTATCCCTTGTAAATATATCACCTCAACACCGACAAACAACACGGTTATTATTGGGAATATCCAAGGGTTCATACTTTTAAGCATGTTTTCTACATTGTATTTAGAATAAGCTGCGCCAATTATAAAAAAGATGAACATATAAAATATGCTTTTAATTACTTGTACATCGGGAAGATCGCGATATGCGAATGCTATTGCAGTTATTATGAGGCATCCCATCAAGTTTTTATCTTTTTTATACGCTAATGAAAAAGCGCAGAAGCAAATAAATAGAACGTATACAAACCAATACTGGTATATAGGTTGATAAGGAATTGCCAAAAGGTCTGAAATGCTTACTGGATTTTGAATAGTCATTTTAGAAGATAAAAAACAGCGAATGCTTCCTTCGAATATCGACCATATAAAGTAAGGATACAGCAGCCTTTTTGCTTTGTTTAGTATAAAATTAGTTGTTGTTTCTTTTTCAACACTTTTTATTACAAAAAGGCCAGCCAAAAAGAAAAATAACGGCATATGAAAACTATATATAAATCTTGCGGCAAGATGTGCGGCAGCCCCATTACTACTATTCAATAATACATGGCCAAGAACAACTAATATTATCCCAATGCCCTTTGCGTAATCCACCCAAACTACTCTACCCATAAACACTAGCCTCCTATTTTATATATTCATATTTATCATTCCCCCTTTTTTCGTTACTTCCTGTTTAAATTTGTAAATTTTGTTATAAATTGATATTATGATTTAATATTTAACAACCTGTTAAGGTATCATGGCCCCATTGGGAAAATTCGTTGCAGATTCATCTACTATTAACTTTCTAATACATCAGTGGCAACCGAAAATGTATCGCTTGTTTTTAACTCAGTATACCCATACGTCAAAATGTTTTCTGTACTTGTTAAGTCATAATCAAAGGTAAAAATTTTTTCCCAAAAAGGTAAGGTGGAACCATCCTTGCTTGCTGTTCTACTAACCCATGCCTTTACGTCAAGCGAAACGACTGTACCATTCCCTTGATAGGTGTCAATTTTAAAATAGGCATTTTCTGCCGACAAACCATTGTCTAAGGTAATTGTTTGCTGTAATCCCATTTTTTCACCTCCTTTACATTGCGGTTGTTCTGGAAACCTCATACCAAGTTCCGTTATAACATATCAAATCAATCACATATACTGCGCCAGAGGTTGTCCCTGTCGCCAAAGTTCCTGTAGTTTTGAAATTTGTACTAAATGTTAAGGTATACGTGGCTGTCCCTGATGTAGTAATGATTAATTTTGCGCTCTGTCCATTAAAACCACCACTAGCTATTAAAGATGTGGCAGACGTTGGGGTTAATGTATAAACTTTCGCCTTTGTAAAATCAACCGTAATTGATGAACTAGCCGATAATGCTGAATATCCACTTGGTTCTATTAAATTGATTCCTTTCCAAGTCCCTGGCGTTCCCGCAGAAATACATTTCCATTTTTCAAATGAGCCTATAGCCGGAGAAGTATTAATTACCTCATCATTTAATGCCCAAGCTATTCCTGTAGTATTGGTGGGTGCCGCTGTTCCGTATACAACGTGATTACCGCTCCCATAGCTAGATTTATAGATTCTTGCTGCACTAGTTATGCCAGTAATGTAATTATTGAGGTTAGTTGAGTTTCCATAATCATGCAAAATTGTCTTGCTGTTAGAATCAAAATTATCTAGATAGAATGAATATGCGCCAGAGCAATTTATCATGTCATTACCACTTGCAGTTACTTCGATAGTTGTTGCGCTCTGAGCTGTTTTTAGTATAACTCCTGCAATAGTTGGCCCTACGGGTGACGTAGTATCTGTTTCAATTGCACCTGTTCCAGCGTATTTAAATGAATTACCGCAAATTGTTCCTCTTGTATAAACTGTGCTTTTAAGCATTTGCGTAACATAAATATGACTACCGCCAAAATAATCACAAGTCTTTGAACCGCCAGAGAGAAACCTGTTTCCATTGATATTGAATGAACAAAGTTCACCTTCGCCAATTACTATGATATGTCCATAATAATTAACATCAAAATTGATATTCGAAATGTTAATACCATAGGTATTATGCAATACTATCCCTTTAGCGTTCCACTCGACTTTTCCACCGGTTATATTAGTATTTCCAGTATAAGAATCAAGGACTATGCCAGCACCTGAATAGTAATCATTACCCTCATAAGATTTATAACTTGTATTTACCCAGTTATTAGCAAGTGTACTATCTCCACTCCCAACCCCAAAGTAAATGCCAACATATGATGAGTTAGTAACTGTGTTTTTTTCTACATCCATTTGCCCCGCATTTTCCGTCTTTATCCCAATATAGCAACCATCAATATAACAACCATCTACAGTATTACCACTCCATAGCCTTTTGTGATAATCTGATCTTTCACCAAACTCAATACCCGATGCTCTACTATTTCCAAGTAGCCTCATATAGTAAATCCCAGTATATTTTGCATGTCTACAGTCGAGCATAGGTTCTTCCGAGTCAGAAAATGTACTCAACGCATATAATATAGATGAGCCACTTCCCAATCCATTATTTACGCCAACGAAAGATATTTTTGCTACAGAAGTATAAGAAGGGTTAGAATTTAGGACTATTGGAGAACTAAGTCCATAAACGCCAGATGGAAAAAATACACAACCTCCACCATTAGCAACAGCCGCATCGGTGGCTTTTTGGATAGCAGCCGTATCATCTCCCCACGTTCCTTCTGCGCCATAATCTTTCACATTAAATAAACCTAATTCTGTATAATTAGGTTTAATAGTTCTTGTATCTGTTATTCGTTTACTAGGAATAATTGTTGCACCAGCTACAACCTCGACATTCGCTAGTGATAATGCACCACTTGGCAATGTTGGTGCAGTGGCTGTTGTTGCTGTACTTGTGGTAACCGTTCCACTTGTAATCGCCCCTGTTCCTGTACCAGTAAGATTAGTAACCGAGGCAACTAATGGGGTACTGTTATGTCCTGCATCTGTTTCTGTCAAGGTAAAAGTCGCTCCAGAATAGGAAACAGTGTAAAAATTAGTAACAGCTGAATTTGCGCTTAGCGCAATATAAATATTAGCTACTGTGTCGGAAATTGAAGAACCCACAGCAAAATCTGAGCTATCAGTTGTGCTATTAGTTGCAGTTAAAGTTGCTCCCCCGACTAAAATTTTATCGGGGGCTGTGCTGGTTGCAGTTAAGCTCTTAGTTATAACTCCTGTTCCGGTAATAGTTGGTCCTCCAGGGTTTCTTCCTCCACCTGCTGATGTTTCTGTGATTGTTATTACTCCTGAACTAACAGTTACAGTATAAAAATCTGTTATTGTAGCGTTAGCATTTAAAGCGGTAGCAAGATTTGCCATAGAATCAGCTATGGTTGAGCCGACAACAAAATCCGTGCTATCCTGAGTTGCGGTAGTTGCAGTAAAGGTTACTCCCTCAATCCGCACCGTGTCGCCGGATACGAAATTAGTTGTTAATGTATAAGTTGCCACCCCTGCTACTGCTACTTGGAAATTTGACGTTACTGTATAAGTTCTTGATCCTGCCACGCCCGCCGTGCCAAGAGTGCCAGCTTTATAGGTTATTTCGCCCACAGAATTTAGATATATCAAATCAATTCGTACTTTCGTACTGTCGGCAGCATTTATTGCTTGGGATGATTTTGCTGAAGGATCAAAACGCAAACCGCTTGACATATGTGCAACGCCTGATGATATGGAGACGGTCATATCTGCTGTAGATTGGGCCGAAACTTTAAGTCCTGAGATTATGCCGTAGCCAGTTGATTCATACATGGTATCGCCAGTAGGGATGGAATACCACGAAGACCAAGAACTACCGTCATATGTTTCATAAAAAACGGCACCCGTTGTATAATCAGTAGCAGTTTGATAGACATGCGTACCATCAACTTTAATATCAAGATAAAATAAGTGATTGCTCTCCGGCGCATTTGTTTGACCAGCAGCCGTTGTTATATAGTAACCGGCAAGTTTCTGATCATGAAAATCTTCTGAGAAAGATAATGCATTAGTAATGCTTGGATTATATTCATTTGTTGGTCCATAACCATTAGCTAACGCCGCACTAGTGGCAATGGGTGCAAACAGAAGCAATATGGCTAATATGACTGATAATAGTTTTTGTTTTAACATCTTAAACCGCTCCTTGCCAATATACTGATGAACCGCTATTGTCTGCGTCAACGCTCAGCGCTGATAAATTGCTTACAGGCCATGCAATGGAGTCACCGGGCTTTAGTGGAATAACGCTTGCTTTCGCTCCTGCCGATGGAAAGACATAAGCATATCCAGTATTATTCGGATTCGCAATAACAGTTACACCACTACCTAAAGCCTGGCTACCAAGACTTACCGCAGTGCCTGCCGTTGAGACGGTTACCTTACCCGCCTTTGCAGTACAATACCCTGCAGGCGGGGCTGAGCTAATAGTCACGCGGCCAATTGAGGCAGTACTCGTTCCTAAAACAATGCTATTTTCAAGTACAACCGGCAATTTACCATTTGAATCTAAAGTTAATACATTTCCATTTTCATCCATTACCATAGTGTATCCTGGATTAGACGATGTCAAGAGAGGATTACCGCTATAATCATAAAGCACCACGTGCATACCGCCGTTGGCGCTTTTTAACTTTTCAAAGGCATTTGTAATACTTGAATATGCTTGTGGTAGCGGAATGTCATTAGAATCGAGCAATAACGTTAAAGACATAAAAATCAGCCTCCTTTGCTCAATATTTGATTATGTAATTTAATACAATATACGGCGGCATATTATTATGCGCCCCGTCACCGCCTGTTGAATCTGATGTAATTGAGGTTGATCCGCAATCAATTGGGTCTTCAGACCAACCATAAACTTCGCTTGAATTGTCGCCTTTCTTGATTTCAGCGGTAACTGTATGCGTATGTGCAGGCATTTCATCAGTTGTCAACGTATGTGTCGAGTCCCCACCAGTTGCCGCCAGCGTAGCATAGGTTGACCCCAGTCCCAAAATAAATTTGTCAGCACAGTCCGGCAGATTAAAGGTTGTACTGCCATCGCCGGTACCGTAGATGGTGCCGATAACGGCATATAATGCGGCATAACTCGTTCGGGATACCACCGAGCCGTCACACAATAAATATCCTGACGGAGCAGAACTGCCGGAATAAGCAAGTATTGTTCCCGTTGGGTTTGCAGATAAAGAAACAGCCGCTAACGTTGTATCCGGGGTGGAAGCCCAAACCGATTCACCCGTGATTGACTTTAACATGTACCCGATCATGCCTAGTAAATTAGTCAATGTATTGGAGGCATCCACAGCAATTAGCGTATCATCAATTGTTCGATTACCTATCTTGGCATCGGTAACAGCCGCTGCCGCTATTTTAGCTGTTGTTACTGAACTATCAGGATGGTCAATCGGTGTCGCTGACTGGTGCGCTTCAAATGCCGTTGCAGTCGCCGCACCAATTTGAGCGGCGGTAACGTCATGCGGATTATTCATATTGGCAATATGTGCCACTAAGTCTTCAAATTCTGTTACTACATCGTAACCAAAAAACGTTACCCGTGTTCGCAAGTCGCTAAAATCCGAATCCGAAACAGAGGTAGCGTTCGCCGCAATATAAACGGCATATAAGGCAACTGAATTACCATCCGCATCGGGCTGGGATGGTATAGCGGCTGCCGTTCCTTCGACAATGGTTATGTCGCCGTAGCCGCTACCGTCTGAGCCAACCGCTCCAACTTGGATTAGGTCGATTCTTGGGTTAGTCGTATCAGCATCCGAAAAGGTTAATGTTTCGCTTCCTTCTTCACATATCCGATATCCGCCCGTCCAAGCTGTCCCAATACCAATCGTTACCGTCATATCCGGTGTCGATGGAAATACTAAGTCAAAATCAGTACTGGGATCAACAACACCTGAGCCGAGAAAGTCGGCTGCCCTGGCATTTGGTTCCTCAGCTCCGTATTTTTGCAAATTAAAATAACTGCATGTTATAGACATATTTTCCCTCCCTATACTAACGTTACGACTTCGGCTGAAGACTCAGACAAAATAGATGTATCGGTGCCGTTATGGTGCAAAACAATCCGGCTCCTGGCCGGTTTTGCTTGTTTTAGGCTATATTCTAAATCATAATGGTTATAACTAACGCTTGAAGGATTTTTTATTTTTATCTCAATAGTGAAACGATTGGCTTTAGAGGCAAATGTGCTTTCCCCGTCGCCAAATTCGCTTCTCCCCCATTGCCAACCATATTTACAATAGTCAATAACTATTGGGACTTCGCCGATAAACATGTCAACCACGGCGGCAAGGCCGTCGTCCGTCGGACCGTTGATATAAACCGTTAGCATTTTTAAAATCCGGGTTCTATAATCATCATCCGATTCATCGCTTTTCCGAATAACCGCCCAATCCTCTCCGTTATCGTCCAAATAATCCCCGCTGGACTCGGCCACAGAAAACTCACTGGTAAGTGATATATTGATTGGATCATACAAATCCAGCGCCGCCCCAATCGCGCCGAGCAAAGCACTAAAAACTTCCCCTTCCATGTCGTACGTATCGGGAAACAGCGTTTTTAATATATCCGCCCATGAAACAGTAGTAGTTGAAGTAGACGAAACCGGTGTATATTTCGTAAAAAATGCGCCATAGTTGGCATAATAATTCGTCATAAAACCTCCTACGCTGTTGTCACTGTGATAGTTCCCGGTTCTGGCATGTAGTTGGAAGCAACCGCGGTATCCGTAAAGGTCGTAGTCGCATTTAGGACCCCAGTAATCGTCAAAGCTGTAGAAATAAGTTGCGAGGCGTACACATAGCCATATATTCCAGCGCCAACTCCTAAATTTTCGATATATTCCTCAATAGCGGTTTGTACCGAGGTTAGCGTAGTAGAGCCATACCCGGATTCAAGCGTTACGGTTATCGTGGCATTAATCGTAATCGTATCAGGAGTAGTCACCAGCACATCATCAGTAGCAATTTTTATATCATCTATGGCCTCCTGTGCCTCTGCCAGCACAGTATCAGAAGGTATAGAGTTACTTGCCCCAGTAACAAAAATATCAACCGTTCCTGCACCTCGATTCTGTGACACAACAACAGCCGATTCAATGCCATCGATGGCTAACACCGTTTCTTTATAACTGGCCGCTGTGCCTCGTGCTAATGAGGTGAAAACGGCTAAACCTCTTGCTCTTAACGAATCGTCCGTTTCGGCGTCATCACCACCAGTAAGTGTTGTCGAAAGTGTCACGCCATCAATGCCAGGGATAGATGATGAAATCAAAAGGGATGTGCCACTTGATATATTGCCGCTTGATCCGGTGGTCTGGCAGGTGCAAGATACCGTTACCTCAGTATCACCAATAGCTAGTGTAGCGTCATCGTCAGTAGCGAAAGTAATAACATCGCTGGATGAGTCAGGCACCGTTGATATTGTGGACCCGGCTGAAATTGTTATTGCGCTGGTAGCTGCATTGTTTTTATAAAAAGTAAAGTCTCCAGAGGCCGCTACCGCCGACTTACGAGTTAACCCATAGTCGGCCACTTTATTATCCAGGTCGGTACTGGTTGCCGTTGAGCAGTACGCAGCCAATCTGGACATTAAAATAGCCATTCCCAAGGTATCTACAACCACGGAAACAGCTGATAGTAACGTGTATATAATTGATCCTTCTGAGAAATCCGTTAATCTTGGTACTCCGTCACTCCAGTTTGACGTATCCTGCAAGTATGCAATCATCGTATTACGGACAGTATCTTGCTGGCTACTATATGTTGTACTCATATCTAGCCTCCCGACGACATGGAAATTGATCCATTGACTGTTTGGTTACTGTTTGTCAGTATGCAAAGGTTGATAACATATCCTTGCGGATCATCGCTGGCAGTAACGGTAAGTGAAGTAATTTTCTTTACTTTTTCACAGGCTGTAACCGTTGCGCTGATCTGTGCGGTAATGCTCTTTTTTAGCGCTGCTGTCATTGGTTCCTCGACATATTGCCGGAGTCTAGTTCCATAGTCTTCAGCAAACAAGTACGTGCCAAGCGATGTCATTAGCCTAAGCACAACCGCTTGCCATACGTTATCAGCTGGGATAGCATTACCTACAATATCTAAATCACCTTGAGCGCTGTATCCTATATCTCCGTCATTAAGCCGTATATCTACGTTAATATTAGTATCCGGTTGCCATATCGTAGGAATCACCTCCTAACCGCATGTTACCTTGCTTGATCCGCTTGTGATTGTGCCGGAACTAACGGGGCAGGTGCAGGTATCGCCTACCCGAGCAACCGCCTCCCCGCCTCCGGCTAATAATAAACTTGATGCTGGGCTAAGTTCCACGTTCCCGGTATTCAGGAATTTCAAATAACTACCGCTTGAATGGATCATAACAACCTCGCCCTGATTTATGCCGGTTGGCGGGTAGTCGGTATCATTCCAATTACAGAGTACTATCCTGCCGGAATTGATATTGCCATTTTCGAACACTACTAAGCACTCTGTGCCATCTGCTGGTAGAGCGACAAGGCCAAAATCCGCCCCGGCGTACAGGGTGCCAATCTGTATCCAACCCGTTTCAATATTATCGGGTTGCAACATGACTTTCGCCAAACATTTATCGGCATCTACGGAGGTTATATGTCCCATACTGGCCGAAAACCTTAAATTCGTTTGGTTGCCTCCCATATGCTTAGTTAGTTCAAGCAGGTCATTACCGATATATTGTTGTCCCATAGTCCCTCCTATGAATAATAAAACTGGCTGGAAAATGACGCATCAATTTGATAGCCAGTTTGCAATGAAAACTGATGTTCAACCCGATTGAGGTAATATGGTTGAGACAAACCAAGGCCAACGCCGTATAATTCAATTTGCCGGTCAATCGCCATCGATGTATTTCCGGCGCAGGTCATTTGACCAATTAATTGCGTCCGGCTCAATTGATCAAGAATTTGTTGTGCCATGTTTTGTGCCTGGGCACGAGTTAATCCGGGGATAACTTTTGTTACGGTGTACTTTTCCCGTTCGCCAATTTGGTCGGCTATTTTGGTAGATTGATTTGTTGTGCTAGTCGCTTTTTCAACGATCCGATGCTTTTTATTCTTGTCGTAGGTAATTACCTCAACAACAATATTTCGGGCCGCATGAGGTGACCGCTCAATTCTCAGCGTTTCAATATCATAGCCCCATGTATATGGCATTACCCAGCATTCATATGTAGCGTCATATTCCATGCCGGCAACACTGCTGCCAGTTACATAGTTCGTAACGGTATCATAAGTCCCGAATAATAGTTTCGTACCATTAACCCGGACAAGATAATTTTCCTGCTTCGCCAAATATAAAAGCAAATCCCATTCGCTTGTTTCTCGACCTAAAGTGCAGCCCTGCTGATTGTAATACGTGCCAGCAAGCGTGGTAGTAGCCGTTACTACCGGAGTCAGGCTGTGATTATTAGCAATCTGGGTAGCAATCGCACTGGCTGTCAGGTTTGGATATTTTTCAGTAATTTTTGTGTCGAGCATCTTACCGACAGCATTACGACCATGCAATGTTACTTTTTCGCCGCCAGTTCGGTCAAAAGTCCACTCGGCGGTATCCATAGTACCGTCCATTAGCTGAGTTAGGTCTGAGGTAGACGGAGAAGCCTTGTCGGTAAACCCAACATATAATGCGACGGTAATGGAATCAGTATCAATTAATACTGACTCAAAGTCTGGTCCATTAGCCAGGATAGTTTCGCCGGATTGAATGTCTTTAACAAAAAACGGCAACGTTAGTGTAAAACTATCCGCTGCCGAGAATCCATTTTGTTCTACCGAGAACGAGTCAAAGCGTACTTGATTGCCGTTAACTACAGCAATCCCTTTGGCTTTTTGGATACCGTTTCTCCCGCTGGTTATTGGTTTGGTTGTTTTATACATATAATCGCCCCTATGCAGTGACCGTTTTAGTTGGGTTGGGAATAATCAATTTTGTCCCAGCAGTAACTATAGCAGAGGTAATACTATTTTTAGTAGCGATCGTAGTCCATTTTGAGCCATCGCCATAATACTTATAGGCAATGGACCATAGTGTGTCGCTAGATCCAACCATGTGAGTTACTTGATTTGCTATTGCCGCCGTGACCGCTGTAGATGTTGGCAATACCGTGGCTAATATATCGCCTAGCGTAATATCTGCCGCCGCGCCAACGTCCGAGGTTGACCATGATGTACTTTTTGTCGTTGAGGTAGTAGAAACAGTCGCTTGCGTGGTTGCTTTGGACGTGGTACTCGAACCCGATCCAACCGTCAGCAACAATTCTGCGGGGGCAACTTCGATTGTATACGGAATATAAGCGTCATTCACGTAAGTAAATTTGAACTTAGTAATAACCACAGTACAGGACATATTCCCAATTTGCAGGGTTAAGCTATCACCAGCAATACGAGCGTCATTAAGCGTTTGCGCCCGATCCATAGCATTAGTAAACCACAATACGCCTTCCCAGCTAATTGCATCGTCAAAAGCACCGAGAATTTGTATGTCTATTTCGCCGCCCGGGTATTTGCGAACGGCAACCGACTGCTCGCCGCCAAGTGTAATATGTTCGGGTAATTCATCAGTGGAAAATTCAATGTCTCCTAGGTAAAGGCTCATTCAAATACCCCCTACCATGCTGGTGATACCGCATCGCCACGGCAATACGACTGATTCCTTGCCAGTTTACCCATTTCACGCATTACTTCTCTGGCAAGTTCATTGGCTGATTGTCCCGGTTGCTGATAAATGGCAATTGCGCCAGAGGCAATACTAACATTACCGCCGCCAATTCTATTATTAGGTATGACTTGACTTCCTCGCGGCAAGTTGACCACTTCCGGGCCATTCTCGCCGACTAAGGCTAGACCGCCAGTAGCATAGTCCGTGCCTCCAGCATAATGCTGACTAATATTATAATTAAATGATCCACCGCCAGGAATTGAAATTTGCTGCGTAGCCATTCTTGTAATGCTATCAAATAGGCTACTCAGCCAGCCTTTTATTTTGTTATATACCCCTTCAAACCAGTTGACCCATCCCATTACATAATCACGCATACCGCCCCAGTTTTCAGTCCAGGCTTTATATAATAGGTAACAAGCACCTATAATCAATGTAATAGCTAATAAAATCGGGTTTGTCGTAAAGAGCGTCGTCAATGCACGCACTGGGCCGATCATCGTAGAAAATGCACTGCCCATCATCCGTAAGCCTACAGATATCGTTTGAGCTGTACGTAGATAACCAATTGCGCCAGCAAAAAGCAAAATTGGTCCAGCAATTAACGCTAATGCAGTAGCAAATAGCGTTACACCGGCGATCCATTTAGCAATCAAAGGATGTTGCCCAAGATAGCCTATAAATGTTGTTAATGCATCGCTAACCGCTTTTACCGCTGGCAACAACATTTCCATCATTGGCTTGCCTATAGCCAGCCCTAAGTTTTCAATATTACTTCCAAGAATATGGCTTTGACCTAAAAAACTATCCCGGATGGTTTGGATTTGCTCGTGTAGACTCTTGGTTTGAGCCATTTGCGTTTTTAAGCGTTCTAGGTTTCCTTCGTCCAGAATAGCAGCGAAGCGGCCACCTTCCTCGCCGAACAAGCTCTTAGTCATTGCTGCCCATTTTTCGGTATCACCACCAGTTTTGGCCAGAAAATCAGTTCGGGCTTTGGTCATGATTTCCGTTATATCCTCAAATGATTTTAACTTATATTGGCCTGCCTCCTGATCAAAATAGTGAAAAACATCTCGGCCATTATCACCCATAAAGCCGAGTTCTCCCATTTCTTTCATTTTCGTTTTGCCGCCCATGGGCATATACTTAAACTTTTCGGAGTTCATATTTCCTAGCATTCGGGTTAAGTTAGTACCTGCCATCGACCCTTCCATTCCGGATCGAGCTGCTAAACCAAAGGCCATACCTAAATCCTGTTCACTCCAACCTTCTTGCCTCGCTTGTGGTGCAGCGTATTTAAACGCCTCGCCAATCGTCGTACCAGTTAGATGGGTAACGCTTTCAAGTCGTGCTAGTTCATCCGCAAACGCCTGCATCCGTTCTGTACTCTGAGCAATCCCCATATCATCAACCATACGAGCAAAGTTATAAGCGCTTGATTCTGGCGACTCGGATTTTCCCATTCCTTTTTCAATTTCAGCAAGATAGGTAGCTTCAGGCAAAACGGACTTCATAGCATCTTCCGTCAATCCGGCGTGAGCCAATTCTACTTCAACACTAATGATTTGTTTTTTCGAAAATAGGGTTTGCAGCGACAAATCTCCCGCCATATCTTCTAGTTCTTTCAGCTGTGAAGAATCAATATTCAGGTTATAAACAGCTCCAAGCTGGATCATCTGCTGCTGAACTTCTGCCGCCTTATTCGCTAATTTATCTAACGCATAAAAGCCAGCAGCACCAATAGCCGTAATAGCTCCGCCAACAAAAGCCGTATTTTTAAATTCATTAAGATGCTTTTGCGTTTCTTGAGTCTTTTTATCGAGCATCCCCATCTGTCCAGCCATACGTTCCATCGGCGCGGTAAGATGATCGACGGCCGCGAAAACTACAGCAATTTCAAAAGCTTTATCAAACATGCCCATTTGCTACTCACCCCGCTTCTGTTCTTGCTTTTCGCGAATATCTTTTAGAACTTCAATTGCCGCCTTGCGAACAATAGGCGTCATATTTAATGCCACATCAAGCGTAATACCGCCCTGAGTAGCATCAGCTAACATAACCGAATCGTAAAAAGCCGCCGAATTTTTTAACTGATCGATTCTAATTCGACGGCTGAAGTTTCCCCCTCGGCTTCAATATCATCATTCAATTTACTAAATGCTTTACCGATTCTTGAAGTATCGCGCATCTTAAACTTACCCATAAACGCTTGAACTTCGACCAAATTACCGGGCCGTTTAACAGGTTTTTCATTAATTTCAACAATAGAAAATGCCTGAAGAACTGCTCTCATTTGGAGCATCCCAGCTCCCGGTTTATTCATTTCGTTGCCGACTACTTTTGCAGCAATCATTTCATCCATGCCAGTTAATTCCTGCACTTTAACTTTTTGACCATCACTTAAATTAACTATTTTAAACAATCTTTCCATTGTGTCTTCCTCCTAAATTAAAGGAACGGTATTAGCCGCCCCAAATATCAACTACTAAGTGTTCTATACGGCGCAAATCCGGTAAACGAGCATTTTATTTCATCACCAGACGCAGCCGCATCAATCTCAAAGCCATGTAAAACTACATTTTTATAAACCCACGTTTTAGTTGTCCCATCGTAAAAAGTAGTTACTTCTTTAACGGTATATGTGGGTGCCGATTCACCGGCCAATAAAGCCGTGTCAATATCTGCCTGAAGAGAATCCCAACTACTATCAATTTTCCCACCCTTAAAGGTCAAATCGTACCCCTTGTAAATGGTCTGCTCATGGTCTTCAAATTGGCCTAGTGGTTTATAAGTCTTTTTATCGTGCCGTGCCTTGGCAGTAAACGAATCGATTTCCGCCAAATCAACCGTACCCGATGAGGTGTAGAGACTTAATGTAACGCAACTGCCAATAATACGGTCACTAGAAAAACGTTGCAAATCAAAATTAAACATCTAAACCCCTCCCCTCTTTAAGATGACGATGTGGTACTAGACGTGGTTACCGTGCTTGTAGATGCTTCAATGCTAATAATGATATATTTAGCAGCCGCCAATAGCCGAACCTTAACCGTAACATACAATTTCCCCGCAGCAATGGTGGATGACGTATTGTTGGTCAAATCACACGTGACCAGGTAACTATCAATCACGGAGTCATCGACTAGCCCTTCAAGAAAAGTATTAATTGTGCTCTTTATATCCCCTCGCAGGACGTCATCTGATTGCGTACTTTGCAGTTCATCTACCGCCCAGCCCATTGAATCCATAATTGAGAATTCAAGGTAATACCTCATCCGGCGGACATATATTTCTGATCCATCAGAGGCGACACCGCTTCGTGTGCCATTTCCGCCGCGTGGGATTGCGTTATGGATGCACAACGCTCCGGCTGATTGCAATTCTGCCAGTTCTGACCGGGTGCGGGGAGTAACCAACGACACAATACTTTTTAGCTTTTTATTGCCCCAGGATTTCTGAGGGTCGAGAGCTGAAGCCATGCCTATTACTAAAGCCGTAGGCGCACAATTCCGGTTAGTATCTAAATCGGAATCGTATAAGACGCACCAGCCGTCACAAAAAACTACGTTATCCTCGCTGATAGCTTCGGCGGCAGATTCGGTAACCTCTACAGTCGCCTTTGGTTTAATGCATACTGCCGCAATGCAGTAGTGATCAGAAGCAAAATCAACTAATTCACTATTGAACGTATCCGAATAATATTCAGCACCAAATACCAGATTAACGATTGTTGTGGCTAGGAGCGCAAGTCCAGTTTTATTGCCAGTGTCTTCGTCCGTATCGCCGATTAGGGCGGCGTCTTTTTCGGCGGTGGTGCTAAGTGTGCCGCATGATCCACCAGAGAAAGAATACGTACCGGCAGCCGGAAGATTGGTGCTTGGCGAATCCGGCAGAGTAACGATCACGATTGAGGAATCAGCGTTAATCGTATCGGCCCAGGTATCTGGTGATAACCCGGTATATGTTTCTGTCAGTGACGAGGATGCTGTAATAGTCATGTTAAAGGTATCATTTGCCGTGCTCGGTGATGTGATCTTTATGGTCATCGCGTTTGGCTTTGTGCCGTAGAGTTCTGTCATAATGCCGGTCTGAGGATGTTCCCTTGCTGCTGTGATGGTGCCCATTTCTGCCGGAGTTGTTTGCGAGTCATAGAGAGTATAACTAGCCGCCGCCGCTCCATCCCCGAAACATGGCACTACCTTAATTTCGCCAGCCCCTTGCCGGACTAGATTCTGAATGGCGATAGGGCCACCTATATCCACCGTACTCTTGCCAAAATGTCGAACAGCGGTAGAGTAATCCGCCAGTGTATAAATCGCCGTTGGTATGCCCTGCTGGAAGAAGCCGACCATTCCGACAATGCCTGTAGCAACGCCGGTAATAGATGATGCGGAATCGACTTCAATCACGTACACATCGTCTAAGACTTGCCCAGTCATGCTGGAAACTATTGGCATATTCTCACCCCTTTTTAATTAATGTCGTATATGTCAGTCGCTTCGCCAGAAATTTTGGACGAAGCTTTTAATTTTGCATTAATGCGGCGAAACTGATTAACAGCAGGAACACGTTTGGATGTTTCAACGGATATTTGAGTTTCAGCTGTAGCAATCATATAAGCTGGGATTGCTTCAAGTACCCTAGATTGCACTTGCCAAGTCAAATCACGCTGATAAAAATTAGTCTCGCCTTTTAGTTCCTTGTGATCGCCGCGAAGGTTTAACAACATATACTCCCCGGTGGCCTGTGGCGTGGCCTGAGTATAGTCAATAAGTCCAATGCGGAAGTTGGTCACAAAATACTGTTTTAGCTTCCACCCAAGCTGGTCACGGGTTAGCTTATCGTTAGTGAAAAGCGTCATTTGCATCAAGGTCTGCAAGCGAAGCTTTTCTTGAAGTATATAGCCAGTACCATCCGTATTTTTAATGGTTCGGTGAGTAGCATATTGACTGACAGCATGTTCGTTTGTTTCGGAAATGTCCATAAAAAAAACAGCTGGCAGATTCTTATCAATCTGTAGCCATTGCTTATCGGGCCATCCCACTTTTGCTAATTTGATTTTCGGAAATTGCTCAAGGATAATCCCGGCCCATGTACTTACTATATCGAATATTGGTTCATTCTGTAGGTTCATAGAAGTTTGATCACTTCCTCCCACGCTAAAGCCATCCGTTCCATGAAAAACTTCTGATTCTCAAAAGCCGCTGGCCGCAAGAATGGGCGCGGTGGAATATTCTTAGCTGGTGCGCCGTATTCGTGATACCTGGCTAACGGGTTATCCGTGCCAATATGAGCCACCATACCATCAACATGCAGCATTATTGAACTTCGAAGTGGCATACCCCACACTTTACGACTGCCTGATTTCCACCCAGACTTACGGTGCTTTTTTGAACTAGCAAAATGGCCTATCAGTGGATCCTCTCCACCGCCAGCTCGTTCCTTGGCTTTTATAGTCGCCGGCTTTAATGGTGCCCACGCTGGCAAATCGCCAACTGCCGGTTGATACTGTCCAAATTTTTTAGTCGCATCATCCCGGACTTTAACACCAACAACCTTTAATTCCTTATTCACTACACCATCAAATTTAAACGGTGCTGTGGCAAACTTTTTGGCTAACTCGCCAAGCGTAATTTTTACCGCCATTAAACGTCCACTTCCCGCACCGCCCAGTATATTTCAGCGGCAATGGCACTTTGTACGGTAGGCTTGCCGACTTTTTGTACAGCATAGTTATGCCCGTTATAAGTCGCAATATCGTTTTCTTGCAGTGTTCCTGGCTGGCCAATAAGACTAAGAAACTCTTTTATCTTACCACCAGCCATTGTTTCATCCTCTTTTAATTCTTGTCTACCGATTAATACTATCGCGTTAAACTGTGACGGTGATCCGGTTGGTTCCGCGTATATATCCCGGTCAGTATCAGCAGTTTGATCGTATCGACTCACGTTTATGGTCACGCCATGAAGTCCTAATAAAATGCCTAAATCAATGTCCATCGTAGCAAATAGGTTATTGCCTATATTCCCAACCAGACTACTACCAAGTGACATCATGATCGCCTCCCATCGTGCCATAGGGCCGCAAAATGACCTGCTTGCGATATTCTTCCCGATAGTCATCAGCCAGCTTCATAAGATGCTCGGCTATGGTATGGTTATCAACCTCAAACCCCAGATTACCGGCAATTTTATACTTTTGTAGCTTGACGGATTGATCTGTAGCAATAGCCCGTAGTGCACATTCACAGGCTGGAAGCATGGCGATATACTCCCATTGCCGGGGAATGGTTGCTGTGGTAGTGGTCGCTTGATGATATGCGTAATAGTTAAAGTTGAGCGTATAATTTGCTTGTGGTTTGTTGCTTATAACTGCTATTTGCGAATCATCATACCAAGTAATTTCTAACGGTGCGGATATTGAGGTAAAATCCATTGCCATCCAATCACTGGGCAAAGAATATTGCGCTTGCCCTGCAACAATATTCAGTGTGTACGGCTTTTTTAATGGTCGATACCGTGAATATTCGGCAAGAGCATCGTTAACAAACTGAGTCAATTCTGGGCTGTTATTGGCTACAATAGCCGGAGTAGCCAGTGTGTAATCAGTCGCATCAGGAAAAGCCTGTACCGTTCCATTATCACGGATCTGATTTCTCACCCGTTGTACATAATCGTAAATAGTTGACATTCTTATCCCCCTTGGGGAAGGGACCGAAACGGCCCCTATATTTTTAAGGCTGCACGATTAAGGTCCTCGATACTGGATTTAAAATATTAAAACTAGTGTCTCTAGGTTGAGGTGTGCAAAGTACGCTATGTTCCCGCCCATACCACAACTTTGCATCAACAATCTGTTGGTTAGCGTCATATACCGGATATGGTCCTTCCATTTGATACGGCGTTTCAATTCCATATCTAGTTGAGCCTTTCTGAGTCAATAACATACGACCATCACCAGGTGTCCACGGCGCATTAATTTTAGATAGGTTCATTCCGGACCGTTGACCGTAGGTATTACCAGTATCAATTAATTTGGTTCCGTCAGGAGAAGCCCATTTATAGAAGATACGGGCATTTTCAATATAGGTTGCTACGTTAAGCGAAGACAGAACTACATTTGGCTTTTTAAATCTCGGACTCGACCCCATTAAAGCAGATGTCGTGGACAACTGCTGAAGCAAAGTATCATACCATGCGGCAATGTCGGTATAGTTTGTGCCCATGCTATAGTGCCAACGGTCGTAATTCGTAACTGCACTGTAGCTTATTACCGGCAGTATCGGAGTTGTGGCGGTTGGATCTAAACCAGCTCCGGACTTGAAGTACACGATACCGTGTTCATAATCAACCGCGCAGGTGGCTGTTGTGCCGGTGAATGATTGAATCTTAGTTCCATCCCAAACGCCCTGGACTAATGCAGTATCGCTTACTGTAATCGTTACCGGATTGGTGGTTACGGCTTTAATCTGTCCATTAGGCTGAATTTGGTTAGTAGTGCGTGGGCGTACTACTGGATTATACCCAGCGCTGGCCCCTTCATTGCCACCGGTCAGAGTGGTTGTAACTGCCGGTGAAAGCTTGTACATATAATCCGCATTAGTACCAGAAGGTAGACCAGTGGACAGTACCGCACTTGCACTTGGTGTTTCATTAGCAACTTCTAACGGATTGTATTCATCTGAAGCCAATACCATTTCAAAATACGCAGCGTTATCCAACTTACGTTTTTTATCTTCAGAGATATGATATAACGACCGTGCAATAGCACTATAACTTGCCGGACCAGTTTCTAATTCACGAATTACATCAGTAGAAAGGCTTACTGCATTACGTCTCCATGATGGACTAAAGGACTGCCATGTTAAATTAAGAGAACTAGGAGCAATCCCTACACCCTCACCCACTACCAAATCTAAAATACCGGTAGATGGATTATATTCCGCTGCCGATGAGAATGTTTCCACTGGTTGCCGCCATTCGGAGCCTCTAAAAACATCGGTAAACATGAACTGAGCTGATTCAACGTCTTGGAAAGACTGCATAATAATCGCCGTTAAAATAGTCGGCTGATTAAGTAGCTGAGCCGTAGTAACGCTAACTGCATCGTTAAGAAGTTGGGAACCATTGCTATCGGTATAAACTTTTAACTGTCCCTCTTGAACGCTGTCAGCTAACGCCTTATGGCCGATTTTTTCCTCAGTCCGATCAAGCACCTTTTCAAAGGCTTTCTTGTTGTACTCCCGCAATTTGGGATCAGGCACATGCCCCAATTGCGCTGCATAATCGTCCATTTCTTTACAAATCTGGTCTACGATAGGCCGCCACGGTTTACCCTCTGCACCGACTTCAACGCGAGTCTGACCGTTAAATACCGTGTTTGTCGAATCAAATCCGGCACTATCCATAAACGCTTTAGCACCAGCATTGCCAACCAGTTTTATAGCAGAATCAAAAAGAGCCTGAGCAACTTCTTTGCTTTCAGGCTCTCCTATGGAATCGGTTATAGCTTTTATGGTATTATCGTCATACTTGCCTTTCAGTGTGGCAATCTTTTCATCAAGGAAGGCTTTAGCCTCGGCCTTTTGCTGAGCCGCTGCCTTGGCAGTTTCCGCCTCCTGCACCGCATCAAGGGCCGGTTTTGCAACTTCACCAGCAACGCCAGCAAGCATGGTCCGAATTTCAGGGTCTTCATTCATAAGTTTAATCAAATCTGCCTTATTCACTATCTCACCATCTCCTTTGACCGCATCGGTCATTTTAACATTTTTTCCATTTTGCTGTAACCACTCACGGGCCTGACTGTATCTGTCCCAATTATCCGGGCTTACAGTAGCTATACGATGGCTGGCTACAGTGGTCTGCGTTACGTCTGAATCTTCTACGAACGCCTCTTTACATGCCAAGCACACATAAAAATCTATGTCGCCATCATTGTCCGGATCTTGGATTTCGAGTTCCTTAGAGCAATGTGGACAACAAGGCGTTGACAACTGTATACCATCTTCAATAATCTGCTCAATTTGCGAGTCCGTAAGGACTTTAACAACCCCGCACCCTTCAGTAGCCGGGTTCATAACAATATCAAAGCTTTGAATATCCAAGAATGTCGCAACATCAACCGATACCCCATTAATAACTCGTTTTACAGAGTCGCCAATGGCCCTCATACTAATTCCCACCGGAACACCTTGCTTAATGAGTGCTTTTAGGTCTTTTCCCTTAGCAGTTTCAAGAATTTCAGCATCTAAAAAAACCTCTCCATTATCCATGAAAAGGTTTTTACCCTTAATAACACTGTTTTCAAGCTTGGTGTCAAATACGACCTTACCGCTTGCCGCTTTTATCGCTTTGGGATGAGGCGTTTCGCCTATCATCTTGCCAGGATCAACATAAGTTGCCTTGGATCGTTCCACCGCATCTGTCATTACCGCATCAGGGTATAGACGATTATTGTCGTTGACTACATTAACCTGCGTGGCCTTAAACCTTGCTACCATTGGCCCTTTCTGCCCCTCGGCAGCATCTGTTAGTACCCGCACCTGTGCCACGATGGTATCCGACATTTCTTGTTTGTTCCAACTGCTGGTATCAACACCTTGTTTCTTAGCAGTCGCTAGAATTTTTCGCCGTGCTGTGGCCCTTTCAGTAGTTGATAGCCCCTTAGTTTTATCTACCATGTCCCACGCCAGTTTTGTATGTGTGGCATCGTTAACTGGTAAAGCGCGTTTCCCTGGGACGGCAAACTCACTGTCTTTCAGTTTATCGCGCTCAGCTTCCTTTAAATCAGCCAAATTTCACAACTCCTTCCATATCATTTTTGCATATTTATAATAGAGTTCGCACCACAACCACCTCCCTAATCTGCTGCCACAATGGTGCAACGGCAACGCGGGTGAGCTGGAAAATTGTTTTCAGCCCACGCAAGCGAATATGTCTCACCATTACGGCCCCGGCAAACTGGGCATGTCCTGCGATCCATTACCGACATCCACGCAACCCGTGTTTTGCCAATCTCCTGATACGTTGATAACAATCCCCGACTATAGCCCCAAGCTAACTCAGTTCGCGCGATCATTTCAGCGCGACCTCTGGGTACATCGCAGTCCATAACCTTTTCAATACGAGCCTCCCAATCCGGCCATTTATCACCGCTGGTGTAGGCCTCATTCAAGGTTTCCCGTAGAGCCTTCAATGTCGTTTCGTCCACATTTTTTATGCGATTGCCGGCTTGTTCCTGAAAGTAATACGCTAACTCTGGATTAACAAAGCCAGACTCCATGTTAATATCATCAGTTATTACTTTGCTTTGCTTCAGTGCGTTTTCACGGGCGTAGTTAGTAATGCCACGGTAAAAAGCAAGATAGCCCTCAATGCGGCTATCTCGTTCTGTTGCTATTGCATTTTTAAAGGCCTCTAACACATCATCAACGATCTTTTGTTTATGCTCAGCATCAGTAAAGTGATTGTATTTTTCACCAATCTTTTCTAAATCCGGTTGCATGGCCTCCATTACGGCCCCGAACTGTTGCCGTATTTCATCAACCATTTGTTTTTCCAATTCGCCGATTTCCGGCCCATGCAGTGGAAACTTTGTTTTCTTCGCGGCTTTCACAGCATCATTAAGGGCTTTAACGACGGCAGCGTGGCTCATTGGTTTAGTTTGTGGATTTTCAGGGTTCAATTCTCCTTTAAGTGTGGTTTGGTCTTGACGATCCACTTCAAGTTCAGCTTCGATTTCTTCTAATTCCGCATCAATAGACTCAGCATTTTCAAGATTAATGTCCTTAGCAATAAGCTGCAGTGCGAGTTTCTGAGAAATAAGCGGTTTCGGCTGCGCGGCTCTCAATTTAATAGCCCGGTCAACCCGTTCATTTGCAGTCTCGTTATCGTCAGCATACCAGCCAAGATTATAATCTACTAACGTTGGGTCAAGGCCCTGTAATGATAGGCCAAAGTCGAATATAAACCGCAAACCAGAGTACGAAGAAGAATCGCCATACTCCAACAAGTCCCTTAATTCCTGGGTATCTTCTTGAAATTGCTTTTTCTGATCTTCTACAATATCACGATTAACGTTGCGACCAAAACCCATAATATGAAGCGGTACACCAGTGCCAATCATATAAACTTCCTGCAAGTGCTCAATGTCTTTTATTTCATCAAGATGTGAGTCACCATCCAACGTTTTAATGTCGCCAAGGCTGTTCATATAATAATCAGTGCATACTTGATTCTTACGAGGGTCCATTTGGTTTTTAGCCCGGTAGTTTTCAACCTGTGCCCAATCAGCCGGATTATCTTTACTGCCAATAATATGTACTCTCCGTTGTGGGGCTCTGGTCCGGCGTCGAACAACTAAGTCCTCTTCGGTCATATTCAACTTTTTCCAATATCCACGAAGCTGCAAATACTGGCTGTTTCCGTATCGTTCTCCTTCTTCATGGTCATAGCGAATATGATTGACGGCCCACAAAGGAAACTCTTCAATAATCGCCAATGAAATAGGGTCAATCTGCCGAAAAGCCTTTTCTAAATCCGTGAAATTGCCGTCCATGCCCTCATTGCGCTGCATTGAAATTGCGGGAAGGCGTTTAATGTTTTTAATCCGTCTTGTTGCAATATCAATAACTGGATTAAGGAATAAATCGCCGTCTTTTAATAAAATTCGAGCCCAACTAGCTAATTTACCATTAATCTGGCAATCGTGCATGATTTGATTAACAATATCCTGTGCTTGTTGCGCCAGTTTTTCATTTACACTAGATGTTACTGTAACCGTCATCCCTTTACGTACGGCAGTAGCGGCAAACACACGATTAGCTCGTTTTATGCGTGGGTCTTGTGCCATTATCATTTCAATGTCCCGCAGTATTGAACGCCGATCAAATTCTTGCTTGAATATATCATATTCCCAAATCGTTGGAGAGGTCTTAGTAACAAGTGCAGTATCCGTAGTTGTTGCCTGATTTCCTTGGTCTGGTAATAGCCTCATAAAAACATTGCCAATAGCTCCGACAACCCGCTGAAGAATATTCGGTTTAGGCTCAGTCGTTAAAATATAACTATTATCACCGGGGTAAGCACTCTTACCTGTGACATGTATTTTTTGCGGTTCTTGCATCGCTTCACCTCATTACCGTTCCACCATTCGATGATCCGGCCTACAGTCCATATCAACAACCAGTCGGAAGCCCTTCTCTTTGGACTGTTTGCACCACGCAAGGTCTTCGCCTTGTGCATCTGCCCCATACCTTACGCCAGCCTCTAATACCGTTCTGGGTATCAAATACACGGCGCCGGTTACATCTACATCCATCGTGCCAGTCAAAGAATATTCCGGCGGGTGCATTATTACACCGTTCCGTTTTACCATAAAATTACCCGGCACATGTCCATCAAGAGGCTTATCCGGAATATTTGATATGGCAGCAGCAACTATAGTTTTGTCATCTGAAAGTGGCAATAATTTTTGTAAAATGTCAGCCGGCACGATAATATCAGAGTCGACGGACAATAAATAATCCGCATCAGTTTTTAGAAACATGTCTATAAACTGATTGCGGATATTTGCTAAATGACTATATTGATTTGCGTTGTACTCTTTACGTCGATGGCCGGGAGCTTTGCCGGCGATAATCCCAAGGTCTGCACCATGCATCAGCCGGAATTTAAGTAGTATCCCCGGCGTTGCATCGATGCTGTTGTTCTCGAGAAATATGAACCGTTTATCCGGATAATCTATCTTTAGTAGCGCCGCCAAATACTCCGGCAATATCCAGGCCCTATTTCGCACCGGCGCGCCAATTGCTATCAGTGGGGTCATGATCTATACCTCCTTGACTCTGCATAGCCTCGCCGATTCTTAAACAACCCATCATAATGCCATTTATCTTCATTCTCAAACAGCGTATCCCAGTCAGCTTCAACGTTACGCCATTTATGATTAAAATGATCCCAGCTATCATTCGCGCTCTTATCCTGTGCCTCCGTATCTAGGAGCTTAAACGTAACGTGATTATAATGATAAACCAGTACGTCCTCTGCAACATAAAGCCGGTAACCCTTTAGTCTCAATTCAAGTGATAGGTCAGCATCATCCGCACCCATTCGGCACCCTTCGTCAAGGCCCAATTCCTGGAATATATCTGCCCGAATCAGCATACACGCCCCAGAAAGACTTTTAGCCTCGGTAAAGTCGCCGCTATACTTGGTATTCAGTTTATTGGTAAAATCAATAAACGTCTGTACGTTATGCGGGTTGCCGTCCCAAGGCGCTTCCCCGTATATCGCCGCGTAGTCTTGTTTGCTGCCAATCGCGCAACCCATCGGGCCGACTGCCGCCGCATTGGGTAGTGTTTCAATATGCTTGATAAGCGTGCTCAACCAGTGAGGCGGTACCAATAAATCATTATTGAGCAGGAATACATACTCGCCCTTTGCCACGGCCAAACCTTTATTGACGGCTTTGGAAAACCCTTCGTTTTCGCCATTCTCAATTACGATAGCGCCAATAGTTTTCAGCCATTCGGGGGTGCCGTCGGTTGAAGCATTATCAACGATAATAAGTTCGTAAGGTGCATCGGTGTATTTTTGAACAAATTCGATGCATTCTTTCGTGTATCTGAGGTTATTCCACGTTACTACTATGATACTGGTCAATCGATCCACCTCTTTAGTACTGGATTAGGGTCCAGCATCGAATCATAATGCGACCGTGGACATAGCTCGCTATTCGGGTCCCGCGCTATGTACCATTCATATTTCTGCCGGGTACGTTTCGGTCCGTCTGCATAACCAAGATGTTTAACTCGGTAAGCTGTATTGGTCCCACGCATAGCAAACACATTTTGCGGCAAGCTCCCGCAGTGCAACCGGCTTTGCCTCCATTCATACTTATAGTCATGCAAAAACTTGAACATCCGTGGACCGGCCACTGGCTTCCAAAGCTTGTCCACCCGGTAATGCGTTAACGAGTGCCAGAAATGATGGAACACGATGCCAAACCAATAGTTACCGCCGGGATTATCAATTAGTGTCTGAACCTCTTTAATAAAGCGATTCTCCATGATTTCGTCGGCATCCAGGCAGATAATCCAATCCGGATTAGTCTCGCGGGTCATTTCAAACAGCCGAATCCGCGGGGCACTCTCATTAGTCGCGAAATCAGTCTCTTTCACTCGTTCCAACCGTACAACCTTCGGATAAGAGGCACATATACTAAAGGTCTGATCCGTCGAGTTATCGTCCAGAATGACTATTTCATCGACATACTGTGAAGCTGAGTCCAGCATATCTCTAAGATAGCGGTCAGCTTCATTTTTAACCATTAGCATCAAAGTTAACTTAGCCATAACGTCGTGCATCTCCCATCATCCGGGCAAATTTTGTATTGAATATCGCTTGCCCTGTCTTAAACCATTGGGTTAATTGGACATTATCCTTTGAGCTGCCTTGGTGATAATGCAATACCGTGGTAGCTGGCGTATACATTACCTTAAAGCCCTTACTCCGGGCATTGTAGCAATAGTCCGTTTCCTCAAAGTAAAACGGGTAACGTTCATCCATCAGCCCAAGCTGTGGAATGTTCCCGCGCTTAATCATCATGCAAGCGCCGCACACGCTCACGCACTCCATTTTGAGGTTGTATTTATCCGAGCGGTTCGGCTCCATCCAACCGCGAATAACCGGTTTGGCGTTGGTGCCAATAACCCCGCAACCGGTTATTTTGTTTTGTGAATTAATCAACTTCGGGCCAACCACGGCAACGGATTTATCACGCTCAAAGACTTGAATCATGGCATCCAACCAATGTGAATCCACTATCTTTGTATCACTGTTGAGGAACAAAATATAAGGGCCATTACCGGCTCTTGCACCTTGATTGCAAGCCTTGGCATAGCCATCATTGGTGACATTTTTAATTATAGTAACCTGTGGAAATTTCACCTTAATCACAGCTACCGAATCATCTACAGAGGCATTGTCTACGACTATAATTTGTTCTTTTTGGTGTGAATGGCGGATAATCGAATCAATGCAATCCACGGTTAACTGCCGGGTGTTGTAACTCGGGATTACAATATCAACCACTGTCATGCTGTATGCCGTCCCATCTTAGGCGGATGCTCTCTCGTGTCAATATGTGTTCCCGGTACATATGTCAAAGCCTCGGCCACCGCATAACTTCCGTCAGGGTTGCGCTGTTGAGTCGATACCTGCACGATACAGCCACCCGGTACATTACAAACCTTAGTCGATTTAAGCCAACCCTCGGTATCGCTTGACGCTTTACATAACAGTGTGAAGGTATCCGGGTTGCCAAACGTCTTTACATCCGATACCTTTTTTCTCAAGTCAGTCAAGTTAGTTACATCCAGTGTCTTTTTTTCTTGTTCATCAGGGATAATTTCGTCAACCGACTCTGGCTTGGGAGTTTCGCAATCAGTATCAGCAATAACTCCAACCTCCTCCGTCACGGATGCTACTGAATGATTTATCTTTCTTGCCACATTAATCCACCTCTAATTCAATATTCCATCGTAACAGGCCGATAAAATGTCCTCATATGTTGTCTTTTCTATTTCAAATATCGGCTCTGCCACTGGATTCTGGCTTATTGCCCAATTAGCTAACGCCAGCGCCCAGAATTTATCGCCGTGGTGCTTCTCATTTCGCTCTACCGCGTATCGAAAGGCCCCCGTACTGGTTACATCCCTCTTAATGGCTACAATCTGCGAAATCAAATCACGATCGTTAGGAATCAATATCCCCCCGCGACCGCGTTCAAACTCTTTATGCAGCGCAATTGCCATTGCCTCTTTCGAGGCATTAGTGAACGATACCGGCTCGACCTGACCGCTGTATTTCTTTTTCAGCCGTTCCGCCAGGTCCATTCCCAGCCCAGTTTCATCAATGCATAGCCGCGTGGGCTTGGCCATCTCAAGAAAACGTCCCACCTCTTTCTCCTGCAAATCAAAATCAGACTGTTTATACGTTGCCATATATCTTAAAATTTTTCCAACCTCAGTACCATCCAGACTAACCAGTTCTGAAGCATCCTTCCGTCGTCCAACATCATAACCGCCGCCAAGATTGCCCGTCGTCTTGTTCAATAGTTCTTGGAAGCTTCGGGCCATCAGCCTAGCTTGCTCGCCATTCTCATCGTCCATAACACATTTATAGACCATTTCAAGCGGGAAGTAAGATGTGCTGTCATCGATGAATGCACATTCAAATTCTTGCTGAAATGATTCTAAATCCATGGCGTTAAACAATTCTAAAAGCTGTTCTGTACCGAATTCATCAACGCGCTGAAGCGTGTGCATATCCGGAGCAACTTGCCGGGCTCTACCCACATCCTTACACAATAAAGAAAAGTCCCACCAGTAAATGGTGCGACGCTTATAGTTTTTATATTTTTTTATACCGTCCCATATTTCGTAAAACTTACCCGTTTTACCAAGCGGCGTAGAAATAATAGTTAGCGACCCATGCTTAACGCGTGTAAAAATCGGAACAGCGGATGTATAAACCATCGCATCAAAGCTACCAAAAAAAGCAAACTCATCTAAGATAACATCCAGAACACCATTAGAACCTTTACCACGAATCGGGCCTTTGCCTTGCGCAATTATACGAGTACCAGTACTGCTTCGCCCCGACTTATCAACGAATTCTAAAGACGTTGTATTATCCGTAAGTTTCTTTTTCTTATAGGCATCTGGAAGACTATCATATATCTGTTTTGCATAACGTATCTTCTCTTTAGAATCATCGACCTTATAAGATGCAATAATACAGGTATAATCATCCAGGTTTTGCGATCGTGCCAACGCCCTGGCTGCCGATACAAAAGAAAACCCTAGTTGACGACCTTTTAACCATATCTGAAAACGGTCAAGCGATTCGAGAAAATCCCTTTGATAATCATCAAATATTATTTGTGGTTCAGACAACATCTCAATATAACCTGATTCAGTGGCCATCACATCTTCAAGTGTTTTGGTTGTAATCTCCTTTTGCGTAATGATCGTAGGACCACTCATTTTTCATTACCATACCTAGCGGCAAATCTTGCATGAACTTCATCAGCCGATATACCAATATTAACTTGTACCTGAGGGCCACCGTCTTTCTGGGACTTCGGCGTCATCAGAAACTCCGAAAGGCTAATTCCTAGTGTCTTACATATGTTGGCCGCTTGTTGAAGTGCTGGATGGGCCATTTTCTCAACATACGTGCCAAAGCTGTTTTCCTTTGTGGTTTCTACGACGGCGCCATCAATAATAGCCTGCTCAATTAACCGATATATCTGCACTGCCAAGGCACCGGCAACAGCCCCAGCGTCATCTTTGATTTTATCAATCTCACCTTTGCGAAAAGCTACTTGCCACCTTTTGATCTGCCTAAGTTCCGGCTTGCATAAGTCACGATCCTTAACGCGCCCTTTCACAAAGTCCCTGCAGGTTGTTCGCTTAGGGCAATTCGCATCACAGGGTCTAACAGGTATTTCAGAAGTGAGATAAGTTTTACGGCGATTGACCGATAAATCCTTATTTACTTTTTGGATTTCTTGCTGTTGCTCTGAAATTATTGCATCATGTTCTTGCTCGGATGCTACAGTTAACAACGTTCCATCATCTTCTGGTAATGCCGGCTCCATTGATTTTATTTCCGCAAGAAATTCTTCGTCAAATTCGCCTGTAATGTCCAATGGTATCACCTGCCTATAAAAAAGAAAAGCACCTGAGGTGCTTTTCTAATGGTCATACTTTTCAATGATTTTATTTATTTTACTAGAATGTACATGATTAATTTTGACCAAGGTTGCTACATCAATGTCCCCGTTTTCGCTAATTAAATCCAACTGAGTATACCAATTTACTACTGTTTCAAATTCGTCATTATCTAGTTTAGATGAACCTAATTCTCGAGGCCATTCAGTATCATATAAAGAAAAATTAATTGTTGTTAATTTAAAATCTGGTTTGTCGCGCTGAATTTTCTCCCACATTTCACTTGCTATCTGTGCTGTTTTCATAGTGTATTTTAATTGATTAATAAGTTGCTTCGTCGCATTTTGTTCATTCCAGCTTCTCATTAGTTTAAAATTATCTTTTACGCCTACTTTATTTCCAATATAACTTAAAAACCCGCCCGAAATAGATCCAATTAGCGCTCCTATCATTGACAAAATGGCAGTAAAGATTAAAATCTGGTTTTCTGGTTTAATAATTAAATACCAATATGCCGTAAAATACCAGTGAACCACAAAACTAAAGACTACAACAATTAGTAAGATAACTCCACAAATAAACTTTGTCATATAAGCTCCCCCTGAACAACAACTATAATTTATGAAAAGCTCAACTTCTCCACCGCCGCCTGTAATTCTTGTTCTCCCGGCTGCGTATATATCATCGTGGTTTCCAACTTAGAATGTCCGGCCAGCTTTGACACCATCTCTATCGATACGCCCTTACTAACCAAGTCATGGCAGTATGTGTGCCGTAACATATGGGGGGTTAATTTATCGATATTGGCTTTCCTGCCCATGTTTTCGACGAGCTGGTATAATCCGATATACGTTAATTGATCGCCCCGCTGGCTGTCAAATAGCCATTTTGCCGTTACCCGTTCCAGCAGGTATTCCCCAAGGCACTCACGCAGTTCCTTAGGGATAGGTATAACACGCCATTTGTTACCCTTGCCAGCCCTAACGGTTATAGTCCCTTTTCGCTCACTTATAACCACATCGTCAGGGGTTAACGCGGTCAACTCGCTGGCTCTGATTCCTGCAAGCAACATCGTTAATATAATCGCCGTGTTCCGTTTATCCTTTTCCTTACAGGCCGTCCGAATAAGCCTGTACTTTTCATTTTTGTCCAGCCACTTTGGCATTGCCTGCACCTGATCAACTTTTTTTACCTTCGCCAACGGATTATGATCTAACCGCCCTTCTTCGACCAGCCACCGGCAATAAGCTTCAATGCTCCTTAACGCCGTATTAATAGTAGCCGGCTTTTTATTCTGCTCTTGCAGGTAGGTACGATACTCGACAGCATCAATTGCAGTGACTTCTTCTGACTTAACTTCTTTCCCATTAGCTTCACTCAACCATGAAAAGAACTTATTCAGTTGCATTTTATAGGTTTTAATCGTGTCTGAGCTACGCCCTTGACTATGCAATACGGCTATATAATCATCAAACACAGGGCAATCCTCCAATTATCTTTTGAGTTTTTTCGTAGATAACAATGCCAACCAAGGCATATATTAGTACATTTATTATACCATACTCAAAAGATAATTGTTATTATATTTTAACTGTCGAAATACCCCTAAGCCATGCCATTACTAGGTTTGTCGGCTCTTTGTGTTGGTTAAACTCCCATTCTTTCTAACCATCGGCCCAACGTCAGATTTCATGCCG